TTTTTGGGCTCATCTAGGATGTCGATCAACAGATCTTTGCTGTCCTCAGCCATGAGAATGGTCCGATTGTTCACCCTTAAGGATAGTACAAAGTCATTTATCGACGTTCCAGCCGCCGCCGTCGAGGAAGCCCAAGTCGAAGTCGAAATGTCCGGTGGAACGGTCTACCACGCGCAGTTATTACCAAAACCGGGAAAACAACGCAAGGCTAGACTGAATAAAAGACTGTACTGACCATCGTGGCCGCTGTAATCGACGCCACTCTGCAAGGCGCAAACTCAAATAGCTACGTCACGTTGGCCGAGGCAGACGCCTACTTCGAGACGACCCCGGAAAGCAGCACCTGGGACGATAAGACTGACGACCAAAAGAACCGGGCGATCATCTCGGCAACCCGCTTCCTCGATGTTCTTAGGTATTACGGTAAGCGTTGCACCGAGACCCAAGCACTGAAGTGGCCGCGCAAAGAATTTACCGTTGACACGGTTGAACTCGCCTGCACGTTCATCCCCGACGAGATCAAGATCGGCACCTTCGAGCTGGCACGCGCCCTCGCCAATAACACCGACGCCGTAACCGGCAGCACCGGCACCACCGGCCTCTACGACGAAGTGGAGCTCGGCGACCTCAAGGTCAAGTACAACACCAAGACCCAAACCCCCGGCGTCACCAACAACATTTTCGACGAATACCCCTGGCTGCAGGGTTACATCGGCGCCTACTGCATCGGTGGAGCGACCAATTACAACGTGAAGGTGCTGAGGAACTGAGATGTCAAGGATTGACGATACCTTCAAACAGATCCCCGGTCGGCTGATGGCTGACTGGGGCAGCGACATCACCTACGTCAAAACCACCACACCCCGCGACTACAACCCCACCACTGGAGCGGTCAACGGTTCCGACGTCGAAGTCACCGTCAAGGCTGTAATCAGCAGCATCTCCTCCCGCGAACAGGAAGGTCTGTACCAAACCACCGACCTCTCCGTCCTGATCGGAAACGAGGAGCTTGGAACGTACTTCCCAACGGAAGCCGATCGTATCCGCTATCCACAGGCAGGCGTCACCCGCGAAGCCAAGATCATCAACGTCCGCAGCTACCGAGGCGACAACCCCCTCTTCCACCAACTCATCGTGAGGCCGCAGTAATGGCTAGGGATATTAGGTTTTTGGTTAAGGACATCCAAAAAGCGACAGTGCAAGCTGCGCGTGAAGCTTGCGTTGAGATTATGAACGGTCTTGCGGAAGCAGGTCCGGCCCACACGGGCGCATTCTCATCAGCCTGGTACGCCGTTCCCTCTAGTGGAACTGTAGGCGGGCCTAGAAGTGAAGGTCGGATATACAAATACGACCTGCGTAACATACCAAAAACAAGGTTCACACAGACAGGTCTATACAAGATTGTGAACGGCGCAGAGCACGCCGACGAAGCGATGGATCTTGTACCGCACACCTACGAAGATTTTGACGATGTAGAGCCTCTTAAGCCAAGAAGGTACGGTGTTCGACCAGACGCCGCAACTCGGGGTGATGTGTTGAGCGGAAAAGGTTCAAATTGGAGAACAGCGCCTGCAGATTGGTGGCCTACTTTCAACAGCGGCGGTCAAATGCAGAAGCTGTTGGCGAGGGGCGCTAACAAAGGCTTCCTAACTTTCGGTAAGGCCCGAGGTTTCGGTTAATGAACTACCAAGCAATCCGCGCTGCTGTCGAAGGCCCCATTCTCACCGCCTTCAATAATCTGACACCTTCGGTGCCGGTGTATTTCGACAACATCACCGCCGTCCCACCCAACACCACCACCGAGTACGTCCGCATCAATGTCACGTTCGGTATTACAACAGACCCCACGTTGACCACCAGCCTGGACAACGTCCGTGGGGCGATCGTCATCCGCGTCTTCACCGAAAAAGGCCGTGGTCCTGCCCGCAACCAAGAACTCCTAGCCACCGCAGTCAACACCCTCAAGACAATCCAAGACACCGGAAAAACCACCACCGGAGTCTTCTTTAGTATTGGAGAAATCAACGGTCCATCATTCTCTACAACCGACGAATCTCCACATTTTGTGGGTCGAATTGACACCAGTTATGTAGCTACAGACCTGTCATAAATAAGAGCTAACCTGTAAAAAGTCGGGCTGTGCCCGTGAACACCCATTACCAATAGGTCAGACCTATGGCTACCGTCCTCTCGGGCACTTCTGGGGCGCTGTACTACAAACCCGCCGGAACTGCTTCCACCCAACTCGTCGAAACCGACTTCCCTGCAACCGGTTCTGACATCCAAGTCGGCACCGACCTCGGCTTCAAAGTCAACGATCCCGTCACCCTCGCCTACCCCGGTGGCGCAACCACCACCAACGCCATTGCTGCTGGTGATTACTTTGTGCTGACCTATGACGCCTCCACTGGTGTCATGACAATCAGCTCCACTGAGGGCGGCGCGGCTGAAACTGCAACTGCACAGCCCACCGGCTTTGGATCTGATTTTGCAAGCATCAACTACACCGCTGCTGCAGTAGTCGGTTCCGTCAGGGACTGGAGCTTCGAGATCACTCGGTCCGAGATTGACGTCACCACCATCGGTCAAACCCTTGGTATCACGGTTCCCTTCCGTGAGTACATCACTGGTTTCGCAGACGGCACTGGCTCCGCCACCGTCTACACCACCGACGACGACACCGCTCTGTCCAGCCGCCTGATCGAGGACGTCCTCCTCCGTCAACAGGCTGGTGCGACGATGAAGCTCTACATCGACCGCGTGTTGGTGAGCGGCACCGTGAACGACACCCAGAGCCGTTCCATCGAAGTTCCTGTCGTGCTGACCTCGGCCAGCCTGACTGTGAACCCCGACGACGGCCAGAGCGTCGCGATCAACTTCCGCCCCAGCTCCGCACCTACCTTCGACTTCAGCAAGTCCTGATAGGATTTGTACTGTGGACAGATCGGCCCCGTTTCGACGGGGCTTTTTTATTGTCTTTCGCTACAGTAACAGGACAAAGTATTACTTTCATGGCTGGAACTGTCCGCGCAATCGACCGTCTCCGCAAGGCAGCAAACCTCGACCCAGCAAAGAAAGTCGTCGAACTCTCCGATGGCACCAAATTCGAGATGTACGTCAGCCCTCTGACAATGGCAGAGCGTGAACGCGCCCAACGCCAAGCCAAATCCGACGACGCTGGAGCGTTCGCCCTCCAACTTCTGATCACCAAAGCCCTCGACGACAGCGGCAAGAAACTATTCGCCCCCGGCGAGATTGACGTCCTCAAGAACGAAGTCAAAGACGCCGACCTGCAAAAGCTGATGCTGGCAATTCTCAGCGACGACGAAGACGCTGAGGAGATGGACCCAAACTCCTAAGCGCGGAACTTCGCAAAGACAACTGGCTCATGCTTCAGTTCGGCGTCGCCAAAGAACTGGGCATGAGTCTGTCCGAAGTCCGCACCACGATGACTCCCGAGGAACTAATCGGCTGGAGCGCCTACTTCAAGATCCTAAACGAGGACCAAGAGAAGGAAATGGAGAAAGCCCGCCGCCGTCGATAGACTGTGTTTACTTAGTGCGGTTGTGGGCAAGTGGCATCCTATAACGCAAATATCAAAGTATTTTTAGACGCGCAGGACGCCTTTAACCAAATAAAACAACTAGAAGACAGGATAAATAAGCTAAAAGATCCGAAAGTGTCGGCTGCTGCGAGGCAGGTACTGGGTTCTAGTGCACCGGAAAGAATTACACTACAGCGTGCAGGTAGGAGACTAGAGGTACAGATACGCTTAAATGCGGCGTTAAAGAGACAGGAGACACTCCTCAAAAGCCTTGCCCGCGCAGGTGCCTTTGAGGCAAAGGGCCGCGCAAAGGAAATCGACGACCTCAGAAAGGTCGCCGCCGCTGCAAAGAATAACTTAGGTATTCAAAACGGGGTAAATGCTGCTTTAGAAAAGATTTTACAAGAGAAAAGAGAGATTAACAGGACAGATAAAGAGCAAGCCAGAATAGCACAACAGAATAAAAAAAGCGGCGCTTTAGACCAGCGTATCGCTCAATTAAAAGCAGTCGGCGCTAGCGAAGAAGCGTTACTAAAAATAGAAGAAGAGAGGCTCAAGCTTGGAAACTTAAACAGCACTAAATCTATTGATTTAGCCCGAACACAATTAGAGCTGGTACGTAACCTTATTTCAGAACAAGAAAAGCTGAATAGTATTGCACTTGGAAGGCCGGGTCGTCAGCTCGCAGACCCCATCAGAGGTTCCGTCGGCACTCCCGGTAGTCCTAAATTTATCGAAAACCTATCAAAACAAATAGAACGAGCGACGCAGGCTGAAATCAAAGCAGCTACAAAAGTCAACACACTCAAGAAAAAACAAGAGAAAACACTCTTCGACTTGGAGAGCAAGTATCAAAATGAGTTAGTTCAGCAAAAAATTAAAGATCAAGACCGTATTGCAAAAGCTGAGCTAAAAGACTCCGCCCAAAGAAATAGAGTTGCCTTGCGTGAGTGGGATAAGAAGCTTCGAGACGCAGAGAGACAGAGACGGAGCAGGCAGGCTGCTTCGCCTATTAGAGGCACCGAAACAATGGTGGGTAGCCCTAAGTATCTCGAAGCTAGGCAAAAACGACAGGAAAAAGTAAAAAACAGTTGGCTGAAAGCACTAAACCAAATTAACCAGTATGAAACTAAAATAAACTCAAGAAGAGTAACCGAAGATAAGGCAACAATAAAAAGAGATAACCAAATCAAAAACAACTGGATTAAAGCCCTCAATCAGATGGAAAACATCGAGGCAGGGTTTGAACGCAAACGTAATACAAGATCAAGGCAAAAATCGAGCCGCCGTAACCGCAGAGTTTCTGACATTGCAACCGGGTTCGGCTTCCCGCTGTTGTTTGGTGGCGGTCCCGGACAAGCAATCGCGGGCGGCCTTGGTGGTGCGTTAGGCGGATTTGGCGGTTCTATCGCCGCCACAGCAATCTTTTCTCAGTTTGAGGCCGTTGCAGGCGCCGCTGTCCAAAGCGGTCAAGCCCTCAATTCGACAGCCGGATCCTTAGACCTTGTCCGCGAAAAGGCGCTGTTTAGTAGTACAGAAGCGGAAGAACTTTCCTACAAGCTCGAAGAGCTTGGTGACGTTCAAGGTCTAGCAACTCTACTAACAGAGGAGCTTGTAAACAAGATCGGCAACAAAGGCGTCAAGGCTCTCCAGGATCTAGGCGACGAGTCAAGCGAGACAACCCGACTCTGGAACGAATTAACACTTCAGCTCCAGACATTGATCGCTGGTCCGTTGACTGATTTCTTGCGGATTGTCAACCAAGTTTTGGGGCAGGTTACGACTGGAGCTAGGTATCAGGCATTTTTGGAAGACCTTAGCCCTGAAAACAGACAGAGAGCTGAAGCCCGCGTTGCCGAGTTGACAGGAGTCAGCGGAGCACTTACAGGCGCACAACGTAATCGTGGCGCAAGAGCGAGAGCGAGAAAGATGTCAACTACAGAAGCACAGCGTCAAGTATTGGAAGAGCTTGGCGGTATCCGTCCAATAACTGCGCGTGTACCTGTAACAGCAGCAGATCGACGCACAATCAAACCACCTAAAGACAAGTCCAAAAAAGACGAGGAGCGTTTGCAGAAGCGGATTGAACAGTTACGCATCGAGGCAGAACTTATTAAACAAAACGCCGACTTCAAAGAAAAAATTACAGCGGCTGAGATAGCCCAAGATCAAATGCTTGTCATTCGCCTAAACGGCGAACGAGAGATTGCAAAGATTATGTCAGATCTCCGTAAGGAGCTTAATGGAGTTACGAACGGGATAGAACGCCAAGCAATTATGCAAAAGAAGGTCCAGGAATTGAGTGCAGCACAGCGCGACACGTTAGGACAACTCGCCAAGTTTGAAGCAGACAGGGAACGCCAAGTTGGCGATAGAGTCCGCAATCTTGAGTATGAGTTTGCCATTCTCAGTGCAGAAACGGTAGAAAAGCAACGTCAGCTTGAAATCGAGCGTGAGATAGCCGCTCTTGCCGGTAAATACACTGACGAACAGTTAAAAAGAATTAGGGCCGCAAAAGAGGCACTTAACGTAGGCGAAGGTCAAAGGTACATTTTTGAGTTGCAACGTCAGATTGCTGACACCGAAGGTCAGATTGTATCTCTTGCCCAAGGTATTGAGGGTTCTTTGTCATCGTCAATCTCAACAGCAGTAACAAACTTGGTCACTGGAGCGCAGACGATTGAAAAAACACTTGCCGACACATTTGCAAACATCGGCAAATTGTTTATCGATATGGCCGCTCAGATTATCGCAAAGCAACTTGTAATGATCACGCTTCAGACTATTTTGAAAGCTCTTGGCGTCGGGGGCTTTAGTTTCTCAGGTGGAAGTGCCGACGCAGGTGCTAGTGCTGCTAGTGCGCTTGGTCCGTTGCAGGCCCCCTCTACACCCTTTGGATTCGCCGAAGGTGGTTATGTCACCGGCCCGACCAACGCACTGATCGGTGAAGGCGGCGAACCCGAGTACGTCATCCCCCGTTCCAAGATGCGGGAGAGCATGGCACGTTAT